ACACCCAGATCGCTAGGATCAAAACGATTTGAGGTAGGAAGAAATGTAGGTTGTTGTGGTAAGATACGCTGAGCAATGGGTTTGCAGACTCTCATCTACCAATCCAAACAAAGGCTTTACTCCATCGTCGGTGCGGGCGAACATCCAAACTACCTGGAGCTCCGCAGACCTTATGGTGGAATCCTCCGCCGGCTCAGGGCCGTCGAGGGTAGGCAGTCTGCAGGCGCAAGGGAGTTGGTCTAGGGTCTCTGCAAAGCACCCACCGGTAGTGAGTACTCCGTCTTGGACAGGGCCTTTGTAGCAGAAGCGACCATCCAACGTTTCGTACAAGGGTGGAACAACGAGCTCTGCATTGAGTGCCATAACGACAGAGTTGTCGATTTCCCATTTAGGGATAAGGCGATACAGACCGTCGAAGACCACGTAGAAACGCTGGGAGAAATGATTCGGACCGGCGTCAAACTCTACATTGTAGTAAGGATGGAAGGTGGGCGGGACGGACAGGCCACCCAAAGTGGACGGTCTATCCGGGCCGACTCCAACGCATAGTACGCTGTTGGAGAACCATCCTGCCTGTACTACAGTAGACTTTATCGCGCCACAGTGCGCTGGAAGAACACACTGTGTAGACGACAATTTTCCGGAGACGATGAGCTCGAAACACCCTGCTTGGTTGCCTCTGTACACATAGCCCACTTGGGGCCCAAGAGATATAGAGACGTTCACCATGCACGCATCTGATTTGCCCCAGGGAATCCAGTATGAACCCATTAATGGGTGGGGCATATGCAAGGACACAGCCTGCCTAACCGTTGGATAGGGCTTGCCTAGAGTCGGAATAGGGACAATGTCTTCGCACCCGACTGGATTACACACCTCATGACTGTGGTGAAATACTAGAGGCTTTGGCTTCTGGTACCTCACCAGCCCGAGAGTGGGGGCCGATGGAGTAGCCGTGCTTGTGGTGTGCGGGTATGCGGTGGTGGTTCTGGTGGTTCTACGTGTGGTAGTCGTGGTTGTACTACGGGCTTTGGTTGTTGTCCTCAGTGTGGTTGTTGGCGTGGTCACTGCTGGCACGCTCATGGTAGTCGTGAAGAGGCACGACGGCCATGGCGTACACGGTGGGAGAGCAGAGGGGCAGCATTGTTTGCACTCCTTGCCTTCTGAATAGCAGTGGACGGTGGGGCCTACTTCACACCAGGGGAGGGGATGGCCGGTAGTAGTACACGAGACTCTGCAGTTTCTTGGATCGCAGAGAGGGATGTCGCTGATTGCTAGCCCTGGCGTGAGGTGGAGGGCAAGGAGGCAAAGACCTCCGAGCCCCACAACCCAAGACCAATGGTTAGAAGCGCAACCACTGTAGCGACGACGAACTGGATTGGCTTCCTTGCGGTGCACAGGAGAATGAGTGAACCTCCAAGGAAGCCGTACTCGAAATACTTTACCGGAGCGGGGAACACCTCCGACACCAAATAGGAAACCACAGCGGATACCAGGGTTGCCCATTTGGGGTCACACGAGAGAAATGTTGCAGGGACCAAGAAGATGAGTCCTGCTATTTGTTTCTTGTGTTCGGAGATGAAGGTCCCGAGCCATTTAAACGCAGCGTTAGCCGAGAAAGTATTAGCGAGTTGTGTGAGCAGTTTGTCGTCGTAGAAGAGGAAGATAGAGAGGATCAGAGGGACGAAGCACAAAGGGCTTCTAATTATCTCCAGCGCTCGGGACAGTCCTGCTTGGACTTGCTTCCACTGGCGAGATGTCACGTCCTTCACTCCTCCCCTCTTCCTCCGCGTTGGTTGGGCTTGCGGGCGACTTGCTGACTTTATGTTGTTGTTTCGTGCCATGTCTTGATGTATGTTCTCTGTCTAGTGTTCTTAGATATGCAAATTCAGTTCTGAGTAAATCTCGTACGACGCGCTGAACCTCCTTTAGAGAGGCCTCTGACAGCGACCCCATACGACTCAAGTCGTCGGACTCGACTTCGGCGGCCCAGTTCGAAGAGGTGAAACCGGGAGCTCCCGGAGGGGGTTTTATGACCTTCTTGGGAGGCTCCATAAAAGACTCTTTGAACTCCCTCAACCATGCCGCGAATTGTTGGTTGATCGCGGCCTGCATCCTTTTCAGCGTGCAACCTGTAGCCGTGAGCTGTGCATAGTCTATCGAACTCCCCAATCCATCTTTTGGCACCAGGCGCATCCAAACGCCTTTCATGTCTTGTGCCGGATCGATGACTGAGGTTTCTGGAGAGCTCTTCAGTCCGTTAATGGCGGCAAATTGCCCCACAAGCGCATTGTCGTGAGTCCCTTCTGGAAGGTCATGAGGCCATTTGAAGCCCCGATCTAGAACAGCGGAAAACAGACACTGGTAATTACGAACAGTCCCCTCGGGAAGGACTGGATTGCTCATGACCAGCGCTTTCGCGTTCTTTTTCAGGCCCTCACCCAGATAGGTCTCTAGTCTTTGCAACTTGTGCCGCGGCGCAATAGTTTTGCCGTCTTTACTGTGAAGAGAACCAGCCCTGACTTCTCGACCGCCTCGTGCAAACCCGTGCTGCGGCTCGGGTATGGGGGGGAGCGGGATTTTCTCCAGGTCTTCGGATGTGAACTCTTCTTCGACTGCAACTATAGGCTCGTTCGCTGTAAACAGAGGAGGCTCCTGTTCTTGCACCTCTTTATCCATAGCTGGTTGTTCAGAAGTTGTCTGCAAACGCGGTGCTGGTTTGGGAAGAAAAACTTGCTGTCCTGTATGCTTATGGGTATACGACCTCGGTGCTGGTATAGGTTTCGCTGTGGGCTTGGCTGGTAGAGACTGGTGTATGATATATCGAAACCTGCTCCTATGCAACTCCTTCCTAGAGTTGACAAAGTCGTCTAGGGTGGGGTATACGGATTCGAACTTACACCCTTCCCGTTGCTCCGCGCTAAGATTGTAAAGTGCGTCGCAAAACTCAAGCCCAGGGATGCCGGCCGTAGAGGGGTAGATGAAGTCTTCCGATACGACTAGGTCGTTGGGGCTCTCTATAAGCCCTTTTCTTCCGTCTAACTGTGTGGATAGTAGGACTGCTGTGGCTGGCACCAGATCTACGGCGGCCAACAGCGCTGCTCTCGCTCGTTCACTATAGACAGCTCCACAGAGAAGCAGACCGCGAATCCTATCAAAGCTTGTTCGCTGCTCAGACAAATGGGAGCCTTTCTTATCGCCTGACGTCCGCGGACACATGATTAGTTCTAGCCATTCACCGTCGTGCAAGGTCGGGACAAGGAAGGGTTCCGGGAATTGCTCGGAAGTTCTCCACATGAGCCTCATTCCTAAGAACTTCGACTCACATAGATAGGTCCCGTCTGCCTGGGATAGGTTCATGGGCGATGGGCGCCATGTACCATCTTTGAGTGCGCAACCATGTTTTTCCATCAGGTAGGCCTTGACTTTAGCTTCGTTCAGAAAGAGAGTCTTGTCGAACATGCATTCGTCTACAAGGCCTGCATATGCCAACACGCTTTTGGCACACCCAAAAAGGGTCGTACCCGGCACGCCAGATATGAGGCCTCCCGGCACCTTCTTGGTATACACGGTTGGACCGTCAATGACCATGTTAGGGTCGCAGGCAAACGCAGCAAGCTGCTGCAGCACAAATTCCCAGAACTTCGAGTCACCGTGTTGTTTGGCGTACATATCATATATCCACTTGACTGTGCCAGAGATTGTCTCTGTGTCGATGGCCCCGTCATGCTGTTTCATGTCGGGGTCCTCTACCACAGCGCCTCCAGATGCTTTTGCTTGAATAAGCCGACAGTCATCGCCGTAGACCCCCATCATATACATGTCTTTGTTCTTCTTTTTCGCAGTGGCGATCAGGCTCTCTACTCGAGAGAACCACTTCTTGAGGTTTCCTGAACAGAACGACATACCGTAGGCGTTACACGTCTTCGAGTCCGTCCAGACGGAAAGTGCCTCACAAAATGGTTGTATTAGACAGGAGAACAGCAAAGTCCAGTGGAAAGGGAAGCATCCGTAAGGTCTGGTCTTAGAGATAGGTAGTTCATACCTGTCAATCTTATTCTTAAGTTCTACCAAGAACCACTCGGGTCTGCCTCTCGCCAACTGTTCGACAGTGCCGTCATTGATGGCTTTGATAAGCGTGGGGAGGATTTCCTGCATACACTCATCGAAGGCGTCTCCTTTGTCTTTCCAATAGGGTGCGCCAGCGCCAGCTGCTTTGGTGACTTTGACACGTTCTAAGAGGGAGTCTACATCTGTCCAATCGGGGAGCACTCCAACGGGCATAAACTTCTGCAACTTCTGCGCTACCACCGTGTACTTGTACGGAGACTTACACTTGCGACCTAATAGCAACTTTGTGCGCTCCACAAATGTCTTATGGGTACCCGCACAATAGACTCGCTTCTTGCGAGCTGACATAATCTCTTCGTGTGAGAAAGCCGTGAGGGCTCCCTCAGCCAAGAGTAGGTCACATGCAGCTGCATTACCAAAGGCTCGATTGACAGTCACAAACCCCCGAACAGAATTCATCATGGCGGGGTGTATCTGCCTGTCCCCGAGTTTGGTATTATCTACCGGAACGGGCGGGAGTTTGTCGAGGAAGTCGATCTCACTCCTCACGTCATAAGCCAGAGGCCGCGCGCACTGAAGAGAGGTCTTCGTTTAGGTCCATAGTAAGACTGTGAAAAGCTTCTTTGCTTGGGCCTCCTGAAGAGAACAGTTGCCTCTCCGCGGAAGCCGCCATAGCTTGCAGCGCTTTCAGGTCCTGTCTTTTGTATGCAAGTCGAGAATCACGGAGCTCAGAGAGAGTATAGCGCTGGGCAGATTTGACTGGGTTGGAGGCGTCCATGATGTTATTTGCTTTATCCAGTTGTAGAGAAGAGAGGGTTATTGAGAGCTAGAGCAGAAGCGCTAGTCACTTGGCCGGAGGCAGATAACCGGCGAGGAGGCGGCCTTCCGCCC